TTGATTAAGCTCAATTTATTGAGTGAAAGATGCTGTGTCGATTAGACTTGAAAATCTAACATAGGCGACTATGTGGATTTTCTTGTCTCGTCATTTCATAACTATGAAAGATGAGTCAAGAAATTATCCGCCCCCAACAACAAACTGTAATGTCTCAAGAAGGAGCAAAACAGCCCTCTACGGAGGGAATTTATCCTTTTTCTCAACTAAATAATAAGAAGCGAGCCCAATTTAAGAAAGTTTTTGAACAACATTGGCCTTTGCTTAAGCAAGGTTTTAGTTTTCCTTTACATGATTCGATTGACCATGAAATTATGGAGGAACAATCTGGAACCATTGCCTCTTTACCCATTGTATATTTGTATTGTTTATTCTTTTTATATTTTGCATTTACATATAATTGTCTGTATGTTTTTATTTTGTATATTATTCATTATTTGTCTAGAAGAGTACCCGTCATGGAACCTCAGTCCGGTTCCTTACCAGCGTTTGTAACTCCTGATTTTATTGCAAGGGAAACTACATTATTATTGGCATTAAGACAGAGTATCGTCTCGAGTAAAGACAAACAAGGTGTGGTCGCTGCAGTTGTATCTTATACTCAAGCACACACTCAAAAATCTTTATTAGGACATGTCTACGCTTTGTTTAAAACTAGTATTGTTCCACACGTTAGTGGTGATATGGATATTCTTATTGAACAGTCCGGATCACCCGACACATGGCTTGAAGATATTAAAGATGCTTTGCAAAATTGGAAGCGTGTCAAACAGACTAATAATGTCCAGAACGCACTTAAATTGATAAATTATATCGTATCACTTGGACTGTGTGAAGCTAGTGGACTTACCTTTAAAGTTGGTAAACTTACACTTTTTGAACCCATTGTTACTAAACAACAGATTCAGTGTTCTGATTTATGTGATGTATTATTCACAACAGTTATAGGATTTGTTGAAGGTGGCTGGATGGTGTACAAAACAGGTGAAGTGTCAGCATTTTTCTCTTCCGAAGATGATGTTGCAGAGTTTGAGAAAGGTTATAATCGTATCCGCGATATTCATGGCTTTTCTCTCACAGGTAATTTGAAAGAACATGCTGATATAGGTGAAACTGATTACGAGGTATTGCTCGATAGCGTCATCGAACAAGGATCAAAGGTTGTTAAGAAAATTTCTAAGACTTTAACTGTTGAAAAGAAATATTTTCTTGATCGCTTAGATCGTTTGCGTGATTGGCGTAATGAATTCATACAAGTTCGAACGCGTGGTGGTTTGCGAAAAGCTCCATTTGCCATTTCTTTGTTTGGGAATACCAGCGTAGGTAAAAGCACTCTGTGTCAACTTACAATTGAAGCCGTAGGCATGTACAATGGTTTTGATATTTCTCCAGAACGTGTAGCCACGTGGGGAGACAATGATAAGTATGCTTCCAACATTCGTTCATCGACCAATGTAATTATTTTTGACGACTTCGCAAACACTGTTTCCACCTTTATGGATTTTTCTCCTTGCTATAGGCTAATTCAAACCATCAACAATGCATTGTTTTTGGCACCTATGGCTGAAGCTTTTATGAAGGGCAAAGTAGCTTTGCACCCATGGTTAGTGATGGTTACAACTAATGTCGAATCGTTGATGGCACAGAATTATTCTGAGAAGCCAGAGTCAATTTTACGTCGTCTATATCATGTAAGTGTTAATGTTAAACCAGAATTCCAGACCGATGGAAAGTTGGATTCTGAAAAGGTTCGTGAGAAATTTGGCTTACGCAAGGACCCGGATATTTGGCTTATAGGAGTTCGTACATGTTTGGTGGGAGCTCCTCAACATCCTGGCTCTCCCCTTAACAAGTATGAATTAGTACCACTCGTTTATAAAGATAAGGTTATGCAAAATATTGGCGTCCGTGAGTACTTGGAATGGGTTCAAGTTGCTTCAAAGCGACATTATGAATTTCAGGCAGAAATAGTGGAAACCATGATGCAACCACCCAGCAATAAGTGCAAAACGTGCGGTTTTTGTTTTTGTGATTGTCCTCCTTATGTAGAAAATAGTGATGTTTTACCTCCTGATGTAGATGACGCAATTTTTCCCGGAGAGGAGGCACGATCGCAGGGCGACACAAATTATTTACGTACTTTACGGAATTTTGTGATGGGAACTTCCGAGGAATTGGAAGAGCAGAGCGGCGTTGTTACGCGCGTTTTGCGCATTTTATTAATTTATATTGTTTCATTTACTTTTTCATTTGTTTGTAATATTTGCATTACCTTGATATCTTTGTCTCCAACAGCACGTAGCAATGTGTATAATTATTATAAGTCAGGCTTAACAAATTATTTTACACGGGTTTATCGAGATGCTTACAGGGCATCCATGCGCAATTTGTATTATTTTGCGCGCTGGCAACAACAGCATCGGTGGAATTTACGTGCCATGTGGTGGCATGCTAGGCATGTAGATTTATCTAATCTTGTAGAATTAGATGCATGGTATGACTCCTGGATTTTTGACTGGATTGCATGGGTACCATCCTATATAGTTGAACGCCCAATATTCGTGTGGACTGTAATTTATTTTAGACGATATAATTACGTTGACCGATATTGGAAGATTCTTTTCCTATATGCGTGGTGTTTTGCTGTGTCATATGCTTGGATTGTTAGAGGATACTACATTAGTGGTATTATTTCATTCTACGTTACATGTTCCATTATAGCTATTTTATATCATTGGGAACGTCAGGCCGTTCGTAATGAATTATTGCGACGTTCAAATACTGCACCTGCTTTTATACAATTTGTACGTAGTCGGGCTGGTATGGCACTTCTGGGTTCTGCATTTGCATTGTATCACATTGTGAAATATGTTCGTAAGATGAAGGATGTCTTATATCCACAAGGTACTCTTAGTCCCAAAAGTATGGCCGATGTGGCCGCACGTGATGCTGAACCAGATATGTGGGCGACGCCTTTCATTAGTGCGTTACCTATGAGTACTGCTTCTAAAACTACTACTTCTGCTGATCTTGCAGCTTTGTGCGCAAGCTCCGTTGTTTATGTAGAAAGCGATAAGCATTTCGTGCGTGGATTTTTGGTAGAAAGTAATTTTATGATTTTACCTACACACTTTGTTCAAAAGCATTTTGAGAGGGCACCTGAATTTACAGTGAGATGCAGGTCCCGCTCTCCCAAAGTCACAGGTGGCTATTTTCGCGACACGATTTCTCAGGAATATGCTGTCAGTATACCCAGCACCGATTTCACGTTGGTGTGGGTACCAAGTGCTGGTAGTAGGAAGTGTATGACACGCTTTTTACCCCTTGATAAACCGTGCTCTGCTGAAGGAATATTTGTGTATAAATCGAAAGAGGGAGACTGTGAAATGTTCAGAACGTTGTTTTCTTCACAGAGGGTATCGCATCGAACGTGTGCAAATTTTCAAGGTGGTATTTATAATTTGCCAGTTGAAACACAGGAAGGTATGTGTATGAGCCCTATCGTGTCTGTCGGACGAGGATCTACTATTTTGGGTTTCCATCTGTGTGGTTTTGGTACTAAAGGTGGAGCTGGATATTTGTCTCAAGACATGGTGCGTGGCGCCATTCTAAAGATGTGTGATAAGCCGGGAGTTGTACGGTTATGTAGTGAAGGCGATATGCCAGAAGAACAGTATGGTACCAAGCTTATTGAATCGACGGATATTCACCATAAGAGTCCAGTACGCTATCTTACACCGAACACTAGTATTGAGGTATATGGAAGTATGACAGTTCGTAGCACACCACGAAGCATCGTTGTGCCGACATTGATTTCTCCGCATATATCTGAAATTTGTGGAGTTCCCCAAAAGTGGGGTCCTCCCAAAATGAAAGGAGATAGTGTTTATCCATACCAAGTAGCTTTGGAACAGTTAGCACACCCTTCTCTTAGTTTGGGTGGTGTTGTGAGCCGAGCTGTAGAAAGCTATATGGTGCAGTTTGACGAGATTTTCACTCGCTTACCAGAATTATTGGAAGCACGTCCACTTAATCAAGTGGAAACTGTTAGCGGTTTGAAAGGTAAGAGATTTATAGATCCCATGAATTTTTCCACGTCTCCTGGATGGCCATTGAGTGGCAAGAAGCGTGACTACCTCATAATATGTGATCCTGAAGAATTTCCTGATGTTGGCTATCCTCAATCTTTTTCGGAAGAAATTTGGGACGAGGTAGATCGCACTTGTGAAATTTTGCGGAAGAGCGAGCGTTGTTATTTCGTGTGGAAAGCGTGTTTGAAGGATGAGCCCACAAAGCTAACCAGCGAGAAGGTTAGAGTGTTTCAAAGTGCTCCCTTGGCGTTACAATTGCTCATTCGCATGTACTTTTTGCCTCTTGTTCGTATTATGCAACTCAATCCATTATTGACAGAGTGCATGGTAGGGGCCAATGCAGAAGGACCAGAATGGGGGCAACTCAATGAACACATGATTTCGAAGGGAAATAATATTTTGGCTGGTGATTATAGTAAATATGACCAAAGAATGCCTGCTCAATTAACTATTGCGGCATTTGATGTTCTGATTTCTGTTGCCAAACAATGTGATTATAGGCCTGAAGATATATCACTTATGGAATCAATGGTTTCTGAAATAGTGTACCCTTTAATGGCGTATAATGGGGACTTGTTAATGATTTTTGGTTCTAATCCATCCGGTCAGAATTTAACTGTTATTATTAATTCCATTGTTAACTCGTTGTTGTTGAGATGTGCATATTATTCCATTTACCCAGACGATGCCCCCCAAGATTTTTATCAACATTGCGCTTTTGGTACTTATGGAGACGATGTTAAGGGTTCAGTGTCATCTGATCGTCCCCTATTTAATCACATAAGTTTTGCATCATATTTAGCGCAATATGACATTAAGTTTACAATGCCAGATAAAGAGTCTGTTGCTACGGAATATATGACACCTGATGAAGCCGACTTCTTAAAAAGAAGTGACGTATATAACGAAGACTTGGACGCACACATTGGTGTATTGGACGAGTCGTCTATTTTTAAACGTTTACATGCGCATCTCCTTTCTAAGGAATTGACTTTGCCACAACAGTCAGCACAGAATATTGATTCATCTTTGCATGATTGGTTTTATTATGGAAGAGAAAAATACGATCTGCGCCGGGAAGAAATGTTAAGAGTAGCAAAAGCCGCAGATATTGAACATCTGTGTCAGGGCTTTGACATTTCATATGATATGCGTGTTGCCAAGTGGCGATACAAGTATCTTGGGGAAGGTATCCCAGCTGAAAATACCATTTTCGATTAAACACCTAGCATATGTGTATAAACTGTGCAGCCAGTTCTGAATCTGGCTCAAAGAAAGCAAAATTCATGTGTGTATATGGATACCATTTATTACTGTATTTAAAAATGTATATATTTATATTTAGGCTTTGCACATAGGCGTTTGCTCCTATTTAGGAGAGTCTTGCCAGACAACAACATTTTTGACCTTCTTGGCATTGAGTCGTGCCTTGATTGTATGGAGACTTACTCACCCAGGAAAAAATAGTAATAGTGCTGCACTTCCTCATGCACTATCAAACCTATCGGACTCTACACCGTTAGTTTTGATTACGAAAAATGTAGAAATTCATGATATGAGACCCCAAATGGGTTCTGTCGGCCCCGAAGCTGGAGAAGGTTCTGGTTCTGCCTTGACTAGCGAGAATATCGCTTTTGATGAAGCAGTTTCTGGGCATATGTACGATACAAATGCATATGCTGATCCCACTCGTAAGTTACAGGATTCAGACGATGCTGATTTGGGCGATTTCTTTAAACGTCCCATTAAGATTCGGGAATTTGGATGGGGTACAGGTTTATCCATTGCCCAATCTTTTAATCCTTGGGATGATTTCTTTTCTAACAAACGTGTGATAAATCGTATTAACAATTTTGAGTTGTTGAGATGCAATTTGCACCTAAAATTTGTTTTGAATGGTAATCATTTTATGTATGGGCGTGCCATAGCATCATATTTACCGTTTCAATTTGCTGACACATTGACAACTAATCGTGCTTTGATATCTCAAGATGTCATTGGCGAATCGCAGCGCCCACATGTATACTTGGACCCTTGTACGTCCCAAGGTGGTGAATTATTGTTGCCCTTCTTTTACAATAAGAATTACTTGTCGATTAGTGGCTCTGACTGGGGCATAATGGGGGAGATCACATTACGTTCTATCAATGATCTCAAACATGCCAATGGAGCATCTGACTCAGTCTCTATCAGTGTTTTTGCGTGGGCTGAAGATGTGGAGGTGTCCGTATTGACCTCCGTAAATTCTTCTGACCTTGTTGCACAGATGGGAACAAAAGAGACAACTGAGGCCAACAAAGAGGGTATGATATCCAAACCCGCTACTACTGTGGCTAGGATAGCTTCCACTTTGCGCACCATACCACCCATTGCACCTTTTGCTATGGCTACCGACATAGCAGCTACGGCAGTTGCTGATATAGCTAAGGCATTTGGATATAGCCGTCCGCCCGTTACACGCGCACTCATGCCGGTACAAACCCAGTGTGTTGGACAGTTTGCTACCACCAACACGCCTGACAATGTTACAAAGCTTACATATGATGATCTACAAGAACTGACAGTAGATCCGCGTATTTCTGGATTGGACAACGATTGTGACAACTTAGCTGTCAAATCTATAGCCGGGAGGGAGTCATATCTTACTACCTTTGGCTGGCCTACCGCAACTTCTGCCGAATCGTTATTGTGGAATGTGCGTGTCCAACCGTCTTTGTGGGATGAAGTTAGTGTTGCAGGATCCACTGAGTATCATCTCACGCCTCTGGCAGTTGTATCTATGCCTTTTGCGTATTGGACGGGGTCATTGAAATTTCGCTTTCAGATAGTCTGTTCAGGTTTTCATAAGGGGCGTTTGAAATTTGTTTATGATCCCAATTACTTGCAATCTAACGAATATAACGTTAACTACATGAAGATTGTAGACATATCAGAGACCAAAGACGTCACGATGCAGATAGGCAATGGACAAGAAGTCTCGTTGGTTAGCAAATTGACACCTGCTATTGACAGTGTTACTCAGTGTTTTAGTTCCACCCCATATACGTCAACTGATGCCGGCAATGGAATATTATCAGTCTATGTTGTCAACGAACTTACTGTACCTAACAGCACTATCAATAATGATATTCAGATTAACGTTTTTGTTTCTGCTGCTGATGATTTTGAAGTTTTCATTCCTACTGATCACTTTCAGAATTTTGTTTTTAAACCTCAATCAGGAACTCTTTCAGACCCGCGCAGTACTGCCAATAATGGTATTACTGCGTCTGAGATTCATATGTTGGGTCCCACTATAACTGTTAGTGACAAACTATCGTCTGTTTATTGCGGTGAAACTATATCTTCTATGCGGAATTTTATTAAGAGATACAATTTGTCTCGCCGCTTGGGTATTGCCGCTGTAGGGGCTGGCAAGTTCCACCAATACACTTTGGCTAATTATCCAATGTTTCGTGGACATGTGACATCTGCCGTAGATAGTACCATTTCATTTGCGCCCTATAATTTCGCCAACACTGTTCATTTGCATTGGATTACTTCTTGTTTTTCAGGTTGGCGTGGTTCTATACGTTGGAAAACAGTCGCAGCTAACACTACATATGATTATGATTTTGGTAAGTTAGAGGCACAAAGATTTTCTGACAGATCATCATACACTTCGCGCACTTCCACTGTGTTTACATTGGACTCTCCTAGTTACAATGCAAGCACAGCCATTACAAAGGAAAATATTTCCTTTATTCGGGGCCAAGATGGAATTCCATGTTCTGGAGTGGAAGGTATGGTTGTCACCAATGGATCTTACAAACAGAATCTCGAGCTTGAGGTTCCTTTTTATTCTCGTGATAGGTTTGTACCAGGTAAAACCGATCAGTGGACTTTAAAGTTCGATTACGGCGGCTTCTATTTGGGAGCCGAACAATATTCAGGTAGTAATGGAGTGCTAGATTTATATTGTGCCGCAGGAGAAGATTTCCAAGTTTATTTTTGGACGGGTATGCCTCGTCTTTTCTATGAACAAGCTCCACCCCTCCCTGAGGAAGCTTAAAACCAGCTATAAAGGTTACCGCACTGTGGTCGTGCGGGTCAGGCGTTGCCTGATGGACTATACCGTATTTTAATTTTGTGAAAAATTTTTTATCCGGTGTCGTCCGGTTTTTTGATCACAACTTTAAATTAGTATGGTTCCGCGAAAGCGAATGGATCGAGGTACTGCACCGATCCAACTATGGACCATAGTTG